AAATTAAAGAACAGGAATTACAGTCAATTATTTCTCAACAACAAAAAGCTGATAGCATTATTACAAACTTAGGTTTGTTAGAAGCTAAAAAACACGAGCTACTACATACGTTTGCTCAAGTTAACGCACAAATAGAGGATATTAAAAAAGACTTAGAAGCTACTTACGGTAATGTAAATATTGATTTACAAACTGGTGAGTACACAGAAATTAAAGAAGATGAGCAAGATAATTAGAAAAATAAGTATTGGCTCAGATTATAAAAATGACGCCATGCACTACGCTGTTAATCAGTCTGTGTATGGTGGTCATATCATAAAAGCTATATTGCACGACGAATCTGATGGTTCTTACAGTATTCACATTAAAAAGAATGATGAAGTATTACCTTGGAAAAAGTTTAATAGCAACATGGCAATATCTGTTGAATACGATTTAGAGTATTAATGAATAGCTTAGGTCAATTTATTATAAAACCTTTAAATGATAGATATAATAATCAAGTAAAGGTAGGCGATAAAAATCTTATCACTAATACAAAAGTAGAAGATTGGAGATCTGTTAGCAAAGAGGCTGTTGTTGTTTCAACACCTTCTGCTTTAAAAACAGATATAAAACCAGGTGATAAAGTAATAGTACACCACAACATATTTAGAAGATGGTACGACGTTAGAGGCGTAGAAAAAAACGGTTCTACATTTTTTAAAGACAATATGTACTTTGCTAGTCCTGATCAAATATATATGTATCAAGTAAACGGAGAGTGGCATACTAATATGCACTATTGTTTCGTTGCACCTGTGATAGAAACAGATGTTTTAAAGGATCAAAAAGAAAAGGAACTTGTTGGTATACTAAAATACGGTAACAAGTCCTTAGAGGCGCTTAAAATAACTCCAGGAGACTTAATAGGGTTTACACCTAACTCTGAGTTTGAGTTTGTTTTTGATAATAAGCGTTTATATTGTATGAAATCTAATGATATTGTAATTAAGTATGAAGATAAAGGAAACGAAAAAGAATATTATCCTAGCTGGGCAAATAGCCGTTGAAGAATTAATTAAAGTAGCTAAAGAGGCTATTGTAGATTCTGATGATGATATTTCTGCAGACAGATTAAAAAATGCTGCAGCAACAAAAAAGTTAGCTATATTTGATGCTTTTGAAATTTTACAAAGAATACAGGAAGAAGAAGATAAGTTAAACGAAAAACCTAAAGAAGAAAAGGAAGAAAAAGCTTTTAAGGGTTTTGCAGAACGTAGATCTAAATAAGATGTACAAGCAAACTTTATATAGTGTAGAAGAAAACTACATCAAGCCTCAGGTAATAAAGCGAATGAATCGCTATAAAAAGTGGGAATATGGTTACAATGCTGATTATGACGTCGTGGTTATTAGCAAAACTGGAAAGATTGGAGAAATATATAATATCCAAAATCTTAGAATCGCTTTACCAGAAGCAACAAAAAATGTACAAAAACGTTCTGCTAAGAAAGAAGAACAATTCTGGGAGGCTTCAGAATATCCAAAAGAACTAACAAAAATAAAAAGTGTTTTTGATTGGGAAGATTATCCTTTAGATTTTAAAGAAAAATGGTTTGATTATATAGATCAACAATTTACATATAGAGAAGATGGTTTTTGGTTTTATAATAACGGTGAACCAACATATATTACAGGTACGCATTATATGTACTTGCAATGGACTAAAATTGACGTAGGGCATCCTGACTTTAGAGAATCGAATAGATTATTTTTTATATTTTGGGAAGCTTGTAAAGCTGATAGTAGAAGTTATGGAATGTGTTACCTTAAAAATAGGCGTTCTGGTTTTTCTTTTATGTCATCGTCTGAAACAGTTCACCAAGCAACTATGTCAAGTGACGCTAGGTTTGGTATACTTTCTAAATCAGGTAGCGACGCAAAAAAAATGTTTACAGATAAGGTTGTACCTATTTCTATTAACTACCCGTTTTTCTTTAGGCCAATACAAGACGGTATGGATCGTCCTAAAACAGAATTAGCGTATAGAGTACCTGCTAGTAAATTAACAAGAAAAAAACTAGGTTCTAAAGATAGGTTAGAAGAAATCGTAGGATTAGATACTACGATTGACTGGAAAAACACAGGGGACAACTCTTATGATGGTGAAAAACTAAAGTTATTAGTTCACGATGAAAGTGGTAAATGGGAAAAGCCAGATAACATATTAAATAACTGGAGAGTTACAAAAACCTGTTTAAGATTAGGTAGAAAAGTTATAGGTAAGTGTATGATGGGATCAACATCAAATGCTTTAGAAAAAGGTGGTAATAATTTTAAAAGTTTATACAATGCCTCAGATGTCAAGAAAAGGAACCGCAATGGGCAGACTAGCTCAGGATTATATTCTTTGTTCATACCTATGGAATGGAACTACGAAGGATTCATTGACACTTTTGGATTACCTGTATTCGACACTCCCGAAAAACCGGTCAAAGGAGTCGACGGAGAGTTAATAGATTATGGCGTAATAGAGCATTGGGAAAATGAAGTAGATGGTTTAAAGAACGATCAAGACGGATTAAACGAATACTACCGTCAGTTTCCAAGAACAGAAAAGCACGCTTTTAGAGATGAAGCTAAAGAGTCTATATTTAATCTTACTAAGATATATGAACAAGTGGACTATAATGAAGATTTAAAAAATACAGCAGTAGTTACAACAGGTAGCTTTGCTTGGGAGAACGGAATGAAAGATACTAGAGTAGTATTTTACCCTAATAAAGACGGTAGATTTAAAATATCTTGGGTTCCTCCGAATAATCTTCAAAATCAGGTGATAATAAAGAATGGCGCTAAATACCCGGGAAACGAACATATGGGTGCGTTTGGGTGTGATAGTTACGATATATCAGGTACAGTAGATAAAAGAGGTTCTAATGGAGCTTTGCATGGATTAACTAAGTTTAGCATGGAAGATGCTCCTCCTAATTGTTTTTTCTTGGAATATATATCAAGACCGCAAACTGCTGAAATGTTTTTTGAAGATGTACTTATGGCTTGCGTGTTTTATGGTATGCCAATACTAGCAGAAAACAATAAACCTAGATTACTGTATCATTTTAAAAGAAGAGGTTATAGAGGTTACAGTATGAACAGACCAGATAAAGTTTGGAATAAACTATCTGTAACAGAAAAAGAAATTGGAGGTATACCAAATTCAAGTGAAGATATAAAACAAGCTCATGCAGCGGCTATTGAATCTTATATAGAAACCCACGTTGGTTATTTAGGAGAAGGTTATGGTAATATGTACATGCAAAGAACCTTGGAAGACTGGGCAAAGTTTAATATAAATAACAGAACAAAACACGATGCTTCTATAAGTTCGGGTTTAGCTATTATGGCTTGTAACAAAAACAGGTATACACCGGTAGCTAAAAAAGAATATAAAAGCATAAACTTAGGTATAAAAAAATACGACAACACTGGTGCGTCATCAAAAATTATTAAATAAATGAATATACAAACTAACACTAATAGTTCATTTCCTAGTCAAACAGTTAGCGATGAAGAAAAAGCAAGCTTAGATTACGGTATACAAGTAAGTAGAGCTATAGAGCAAGAGTGGTTTCAAAAAGGCGGATCAGGAAATAGATACGCTAAGTACTACTCTAACTTTCATCAGTTAAGATTATACGCTAGAGGAGAACAAAGTGTTCAGAAGTATAAAAATGAATTGTCAATTAACGGTGATTTATCTTATTTGAATTTAGATTGGACGCCTGTACCTATTATATCTAAGTTCGTAGACATAGTAGCAAATGGGTTATCTAATAAGTCGTACGATATAACAGCTTTCGCTCAAGATCCTTTTTCTGTTAAAAATAGAACAGATTATGCAGAAGCTATAGAGAAGGATATGAATACCAAAAACGCCCTTATTAATTTAAAGGAAAATTTAGGTATGGATTTTTCTCAAACTCAAGATTTAGAAAATCTACCAGAAACTAACGAAGAGCTTGATTTGCACATGCAAATGTCTTACAAGCAAAACGTTGAGGTTGCTGAAGAAGAAGTTATAAACACGGTGTTATCCGCTAATAAGTACGAAGAAACAAAAAGAAGGTTAGCTCACGATTTAACAGTTATAGGAATAGCTGCTACTAAAACTAGATTTGAAAAATCTCAAGGTATAGTTGTGGATTACGTAGATCCAGCCTGTATGGTTTACTCTTACACTGAAGACCCTAACTTTCAGGACATATATTATGTAGGGGAAGTTAAAGCTATATCTATACCAGAATTAAAAAAGCAATTTCCAGACCTTTCAAACGAGGAGTTAGAAAAAATAGAGCAAAATGCAGGAGGATCTCAATACGTTACAGGTTGGGGTAATTATGACGAAAACACTGTTCAAGTAATGTACTTTGAGTATAAAACTTATATGAACCAAGTTTTTAAAATCAAAAGAACAGAACAAGGCTTAGAAAAAGCTTTAGAAAAAACAGATTCTTTTAACCCTCCAGAAAATGATAATTTTGAAAGAGTTTCTAGAAGTATAGAAGTATTATACACTGGCGCTAAGGTTATAGGTACTAATCTAATGCTAGAGTGGAAAATGGCTGAAAACATGACTAGGCCAAATGCTGATACTACTAAAGTAGAAATGAACTACTGTATTAGTGCACCTAAGATGTATAAAGGACGTATAGAGTCTGTTGTGAGTAAAATAACAGGTTTTGCTGATATGATTCAGTTAACTCATTTAAAACTACAACAAGTGATGTCTAGAATAGTGCCTGATGGTGTGTTTTTAGATATGGACGGTTTAGCTGAAGTTGATTTAGGCAATGGAACAAGTTACAATCCAGCTGAGGCTCTTAATATGTATTTTCAAACAGGATCCATAGTAGGTAGATCACTAAATCAAGACGGTGGTTTAAATGCAGGTAAAGTTCCTATTCAAGAATTAGCAACGTCATCTGGTCAAGCTAAAATACAAAGTTTGATAGGTACTTATCAGTATTATTTACAAATGATAAGAGATGTAACTGGTTTAAATGAAGCTAGAGACGGAAGCTTACCTGATAAAGATGCTTTAGTAGGTGTTCAAAAATTAGCAGCAAATGCTTCAAACACAGCTACAAGACATTTACTGGATTCTTTACTTTTTATAACTTTACGTGTTTGTGAAAACATAAGTTTAAAAGTAGCTGATCTAATTGAAAACCCTTTTACTGAAAATTCATTAATGAACTCTATAAGTACTTTTAATACAAATACGTTAAAAGAGTTTATGGAATTGCAGTTGCATGATTTTGGTATTTTCTTAGAGTTAGAACCTGAGGAAGAAGAAAAAGCTTTGTTAGAGAAAAATATACAAATAGCTTTACAAACCGGAGGAGTAAGCTTATCTGATACTATTGATATTAGACAAATAAAAAACATTAAGATAGCCAATCAGTTCTTGAAGCTTAAGCAAGAAAAAAATATTAAAAGAGAGCAGGAACAAAAGCAAGCTAATATACAAGCGCAAGCACAAGCAAACGCTCAGGCGTCAGAAGCAGCGGCTATGGCAGAAGTTCAAAAACAACAAGCGTTAGCTGAAACTAAAATACAAATAGAGCAATCAAAATCTCAATTTGATATTCAAAAACTGCAACAAGAAGCTGAAATTAAAAAGCAATTGATGGAAGTAGAATTCCAATACAATATGCAATTAGCTCAAGCTCAATCTGGTGTAAAAAAAGATAACGAAAAATATAAAGAAGATCGTAAAGACGATAGAACAAAAATACAAGCAACTCAACAAAGCGAGTTAATTGATCAAAGAAAAAATGATTCTTTACCAAAGAATTTTGAATCTGCTGGGTTTGACAACCTCGGCGGATTTGGCCTAGAGCAATTTGAGCCTAGGTGATAACTATTTACTAATTTTATAATATCATATCATGTCAGAAACAATTAAAGTAGATCTTAGAGAAGGTCCAAAAAACGTAGAGGATAACGTTACTAAAGTAGATTTATCTGAAACAAAAACAGAAGAACAAGAAATTGTTCAAGAATTAGAAGAAACAAAAGAAGAAGAACCTAAAGTAGAGCTTGAAGAATTAACTCAAGATAACGAAGAAGATGTTATTACATTAGGAGAAGTATCAAATGATTCAACTAAAGAAGAAGTTCAACCAGTTATTGAGTCTACACCTGAAGCTGATTTACCTGAAAATGTAGAGAAGCTAGTTGACTTTATGAAAGAAACTGGAGGAACTGTACAAGACTACGTTAGGTTAAACGCGGATTATAGCAATGTCGATTCAGATACATTATTAACAGAATATTACAAACAAACAAAGTCACATTTAGATGCTGCTGAAATTGATTTTTTAATGGAAGACAGTTTTCAATTTGACGAAGATTTAGATGAGGAGCGAGACATCCGCAAAAAGAAACTCGCAAAAAAAGAAGAGGTTGCAAAAGCAAAGAAGTTTTTAGAAGGTCTGAAGGACAAATATTACTCGGAAATCAAGTTGAGACCGGGTATGTCGCCAGAACAAAAAGAAGCTTCGGAGTTTTTTAACCGATACAATGAGAATCAGAAAGTAGCTGAGCAACAGCACTCTGCATTTAAAGAAAGTACTAAACAAATGTTTAACCAAGATTTCAAAGGTTTTGATTTCAAATTAGGTGAAAAAACATTTAGATATGGTATTCAAAATGTAGAAAAAGTTGCAGACAACCAATCAAACATTAATAACCTTATTGGGAAGTTCCTAAATGACAAAGGTGAAGTAACGGATACGAAAGGTTATCACAAAGCTATTTATGCTGCTGAAAATGTAGATACTATTGCAAAACACTTTTATGAGCAAGGCAAGGCTGATGCAGTAAAAGACGTAGTTGCAAAATC